GCCACACTGGACTTCTGAAGACAGCGACGGTGCAGGTATTGAAAGTGTAGCAGATGATTTTGCATCTGCCATTGGACGTAAAACAAACTGGTCTGCTACCTATCACGGCGGCGCACGCGAACCCAATGCTTATGTGGTTGAGCCCGACGGAAGTTTGGTGCCCGGTGACGATGATGATGCCGGCCTAGAATTTGTGAGCCCACCCTTGCCCATAGATGACATGTTGAGTGATCTCAACAAGGTCAAGGCCTGGGCCGATGAGCGAGGTTGCTACACCAGCAAAGCTGCCAAGACTGGACTTCATATCAATGTTAGTGTACCAAACTTTGATGCAAAAAAATTAGATTATGTAAAGCTAGCACTGCTGCTGGGCGATCAGTATGTGTTAGAGCAGTTTGGACGTACTGGTAATCAGTATGCTAAATCCGCTCTGGACATTGTGAAAACACGAGTACAAGAAAGACCTGGAGACGCTGCACTGTTGCTGAACAAAATGCGTGATAACCTGGAAGCTCTGGCTACCAAAGTAATACACACAGGGGACACCAGCAAATTTACCAGTATTAATACCAAGACAGGCTATGTTGAATTCCGTAGCCCCGGCGGTGACTGGCTGGATGAGAACTTTGACAAAATTGAAAACACTCTGTTGAGATTTGTAGTTGCACTTGACGCAGCAATGGATCCACAAAAGTACCGTGATGAATACCTGAAGAAACTTTATAAATTGCTGAATCCAGCAGGACAAAAGGATGCTTACGGAGACATGGTTCAAGAGTTTTCTCGCTACATGGTATACCTGGAACAACGCAGCACAGATGCTCCAGGAAAACTTTCTCCAGAAGCACAGCAAGCCATCAAAGAGTTCCGTCGTGCCGCAGCAGCAGAACTGGCACAAACAACAGCAGCACCTGCTGGTGCAGCCGCAAACTACAAAATTTACAGCATCCCCGATGGCCGAATCATGGACACATTCTATGCTGCGAATCAAGCAGCAGCAGAAGACCAATTCCGCGACTGGTTAATGACTCCCGAAGCAGGTGCATCCGACAACTTTAGATATGCACCCATGGGCACAATTATTCGAGGCGAAACTGGGTCAGCGGCTGCAACTCCTGCTACAAACACCCTGACCCCACGCGGCCCTGGTCCTTGGGAAATCTATAGAATCAGTGACAACTCATCCGTAAGAGAAATAGGCCACACCAATCAAGCTGCTGCCGAAACAGAAGCACGGTCTGCACTGGGCTTGCGTGGTGAAGCACCTGAGCTGTATGGTGTTAGAACTCGCCCAGGTGCTGATGCGGCAAGCAACGGCATCATTGATATTGAACCTGATATAGAGCAGTATACTGTTCCTGGCTCAACCCTGGACCTGCAACGTCAACGTCAGCAAGCAGCACAACAGCCTGCGGCTACTGGAACATTCCGTGGAACCTGGGCAATCAAGGACAGTAGAGGCAACACACTGCACACCTTTAGCGGTATTGGCAATTCACAATCAGATGCCAACAGAGTTGCAGCAGGTTGGCTGGCTCGAGCAGGTTATCAACAAGGTCTTGAAGTTGAAGTTGTTCCTGTAATGGAGCCGCAATGAGAGCACAAGAATTCCTAGCAGAAGACGAGCCAACGAGAATCAAAATTGGTGGGGCAGAAGCAGCAGCCAAGGCTAAAGCATGGATTGAAAAAGTCTATGCCCGGTATCCACAAACTATGCAGAACAATCATGTCATGCCCTTGGGCGGTTCGGGTGACGACCAACAGTTTGCCATGTTTGAACTAGTGCCAAGTTTCAGCAGGCGTGGAGCAGTTGAAGTCAAATGGTTCCAGGCGTACCCGTTACGGTCCGGCGTGGGCAGTCGTGCAATGAAAGAATTGCAAGCAATGGCTAGAGAAGATGGTATTAGTCTTACATTGTTTCCCTGGGACAAAGGACAAGTTAGTCAAAGTAAACTGACCAAGTTCTATCGTGGACAGGGATTCTCTCCCACGGTCAAAGGCGGCAAGAGCATGGCCTGGACACCTGAACTCAACGAAGAACTTAGAGTAGATGTACCCAATGAAGAATGGCTCGACGATGCTATTGCGTATGCTAAGTCACACAGCCCTGATCGTAACGGTTTGCCCTACATGGGCAAGACCACTGCCACTGTTAGAAAAGTTGAAGTTCCTGTTGGCTTACTAAAACGAATACCCGGCATGCGTGGAGAACAACAAAATGTTCGTCAAGATGATCTTGCTGCAATTATGAAAATAATGAGTGACACTGGAAAACTACCAATTCATGCTCACAGTAATGAAGAATACAAGCCATTCATCAATGTGGCCTATGATGGCAGTGCCTGGGTCAACGAAGGCAATCATCGTATCATGGCTGCGTATAGATTGGGCTGGCCTTCACTACCTGTAGAAATCTCTTATTTCGACGGCGGAGAACGAGTCGAGTCTGGTCCAATGTATCCAGGGAAGATCGGACTATGAGAATCGACGAAATAATGGCATCAACGTCAGTACCATGGAAATGGACCACACGCGGAGAACGCTACGCCAACGCTGAATTTTTTGTGGGCGGTGTGGAGTATGACTTCAATGCCAAAAATTCAGAATACGATCACATAGATGCAGACCGCGATGTAGTAGGCCACGATGATGAAGATGAAGAAACCGACGAAGTTGACTACAGCGGTTACTGGGAAATCAGTTTCAAAGGCAACGGCAAGACTGGCATGACTGGAACTGGTAACGCAGCACAAGTTATATCTGCCGTCACTGCTATATTAAAAGATTTTGTAACCACATACAACGATAAGATCCGAGTAATAGAATATGACGTACAAGGGTCTAGCGGTAGAGCAGGAGTATATGGTCGTATTTTTAGTAAGCTGTTGCCAAATTGGACACAAGAAGACGGCTCACTACACGATGTAGAGATTAGAAGACCTGGACTATGAGAGCAAGTGAAATCTTAACTGAAGGCGCCACGGACATCTTGTATCATTACACTGGTACAAGACCTGCTGCTCAAATATTCCAAGATGGTGCATTCAAGTTAAGCAGAACCACAGGCAATCCTTCAGAAGAATCCTATGCTCCGCCAGGCTATCCGTACTTTCTCAGCACCAGTCGCAGCAAGACCGGGGACTATCATAGATGGGTTGGCACTGGCGGGGTGATGTTTGTGCTCGACGGGCAATGGTTCAGTCAGCGTTATCCAGTCAAACCAATTGACTACTGGGAACGATCATGGCAATTCAGTCCAGACCGTACCAGAGAAGCCGAAGACCGAGTGTTCAGCAAAGAGTCTGAGATTGCCTTGGGCGGCGTAACTGCGGTGCATGTGTTGTTGAAAGAACAAGATGAATCACGCAGTCCACTCACACGCACCATTCTAATCGAAGCTAAAAAATTAGGCATTCCCACTTACTTGTACATTGACGAAGCAGCATGGCGATTGCAGGATACTCGCAAAACTGTGCCTGTGTCGCAAGCCGGTGACTTATTGTCGGGTCCACAAAGTGCCGGTCGTATGCAACGACCCATGCGTGGCATTGTGGGCCATGGTCGTAACAGCATGCTGGACTGGATTGAAATAATCAAAAAACAGCCTGGGCAACCGTTAAGCAAGACTGCTGACAAACTGCGTTACAACATTCAGTACTACGGCGACATGACTGGCCAATTAAAAAATGACTTGTTCAACGCCAAGAAGCCCGGCTCAAATGACTACGAACTAGCAGGAAAACTGGTTGCTTACTTGACCAAGAACAAACTTACACCAGAACAGCTAACGGATCAACTCATACAAAAATGGAAATCAACTTAAATACAATATGAGAGCAGTTGAATTTTTACTAAAAGAAAGTGTCGCGCCAGGATTTGATGTGTACATGGCCCGCGTCAAGGTTAAAAATCCCATGTACAGCAGCAGTATTGATGTTGCTGTTTTTGCCAAATCACCTGCTATGGCTAGACTTTTGTTGCAAGGTCAGTACGGCGCAGACAGTGTGGTCAGCAACGTGACTAAAATTTCTTAACTAATGAGTATGTGTGCCTTTGCAGAAGAGGCCACCAACAAAGTAGTCTAATCTTTATTAATTGCTACATAATGTATGAATGACAGAATTCTAATAGATCGACTTGAGTTTTATATTACCAATGTATGCAACTTAACCTGCGATGGTTGCAATAGATACAACAACTACAAGTTTTCGGGTTGGCAAAGCTGGGATGAAGCTGAACCAATTCTCACCAAGTGGGCAGAGAAAATTGATATTCGCCATCCTGTGATACTCGGCGGAGAACCCTTGCTTAATCCAGACATTGTCAAATGGATCAAAGGAGTAAATTCTTTATGGCCAGATCACTCTGGAACACAAGTACAAAGTAACGGAACCAGAATTGATCGTGTTAAGGGTCTAGAAGAAGCACTTGATGCTAAAAAGGGCAATTGGTTGGGTATTAGTATACACAATCCCGATGATCGAGAAGAAATATTTGCTCGTGTTCGGAATTTTTTAGGACCCACAACAGTTCAAACTCAACGCACCGATGATCCAATTGGCAGCGACTATCAATTTTCTAACAATAAAAATCTAAAAGTACACGCTTGGATGAGCAACAAGTTTGTTCAAAGCAATATCATTCAACGTCCAAATGGCACATTTACTTTGTACAACAGTGATCCCGCAGCGGCTCACGAAAACTGTACTTTTCGCCGGTTCAAAAACTATCACATGATCAATGGCATGATCTACAAGTGTGGGCCAGTTGCACTTATGCCCGAGTTCGATCAACAATATCAGTTTGATATTACACCAGTTGATCGAGAAATACTACTGTCATATCAACCATTACAGGTGGATCAATTCGACACTCGCGGAAAAGAATTCTTAGACAATATTGATAATCAAATACCGCAGTGTAAATTTTGTCCTGAGAGCTACGATTATAAGCCAATCACTTTTAGTAATCTCAAAAAACCCTGGAGAACAAGCTCAACATTATAGGTGTATATTCTGCTAAATATTCTTATGAAGCCAGAGTTTATAACTGTACTGTGTGATGTGTACTGCAAGTGCGGGGACACTGATCCCCGCTACCGTGTGTACGTCAATGACGAGTTGTTTGCAGAACGCACTTGGGTCTGGCGTAATGGGTACTTAGAAGAAATGTTGCAGATCAACGCTGCGCCAGGCAATTATACCATACGTTATGAACTAGTGGATGGATACAACAACAATGCAGGCTTAAAAATTAGAAACATGCGTGTGACTCAAGGGCCGGCACGCATACGTGACAAACAAGGTTCCCTGGAGGTATGGCATGCGGGCGTATGAAATAATGGAAAATGCATCAGCAGGTGCAAGCTGTTCAGGTAGTGTTGCAACTGTGAGCATGGCAATTGGAGAAATACAATCAAGAAACGGCGGATCGTTATTGAGTGGTAAATACTCTACAGATCCCACGCCTAACACGCCCAAGGAATATAAAAGGAATAAAAATGCTCGCGGACAGTTTAAAAACTCTATTAGCAACTGAATATGCTTTTACAATAAAAGCACAACAGTTCCATTGGAATGTAGAAGGACCAGACTTTGGCCAACTGCACAAGTTTTTTATGATGATATATGATGACGTGTACGCTGCAATCGACCCCATAGCAGAATATATCCGAGCATTAAATGAATACACACCCGGTAGCTTTGAACGCTTTGGTGAATTGTCGGTTATCTCGGGACAAACCAAAATTCCACGTGCTCGATTGATGCTGGAAGAATTGCTGGCCAACAATGGTCAGATGTTGGATTTGCTAAACGAAACCTTTGCTGCTGCTGAACAAGAAAATCAGCAAGGGGTTATGGATTTTCTTGCTGGGCGTATTGACGCACATCAAAAGCATGGTTGGATGCTGAGAAGTTATTTGAAAGACCAACGAGCATGAGCAACGACATCAAGAGTATTTTAGAGCGTATGGCTGTGCTGGAGGGCAAGACTACTCCAGTTAGTGTCAAGCATGGATTAAATCCGCAACAAAAGTCAGTGCATCAGTTGCCTGCATTGTTCAAGCCCAGAGACATTAGCACAGTGCTCAAAAGCAAAACAGATCCGCAACACCCCATGAAGGGCAAGTTGGTAGGTGACAGCGTTGTGCCAAAACAAAATGCCCTTGACGAAGCCATGGTCGACATAGAAGAAGACATGATTGGCAAAGTCAAACGTGATCTTACACATTATCTTGATCAGTTGCAACAAAAGATCTCTGATGATGGACGCCGTGATCGTGACAACACTCCAATTGATAAATTGGAAAAGAAACAACACATTGATCGCGATCTCAAAGCAAAAGCTGTTGATGCTGTGGCCAAGAGAAAAGCTGAAGAAGATTATGAGCTTGACGAAGATCCTACTCAGCAAGAAATTGGAGTAGAAACTCCACCTGTTCCAATACAAGATCCCCAACTGCCTGAGTCAGCTGTAAAAAGTTATGCCATGGAAGATGGCTCCGTGCTAGACTGCTACGGTGATCAAGATCGTGGCTTTGAACTACGTCGTGGCCCACGCAAGTTGCCCACTCGATTCCGCAACATGGATGACACAGACATGGCAGTCAAACTGTTTCAAAAACGTAGTGCTGCACGCGATCAAGACCTTGATCAAGATTACATACAAGAACGATAATATGATAGTAACTGACTTATTTAGATCCCGCGTGGTTGCAGAAGCACTTGAGCAGCCAATAACCACAGGATTCTTAAACCCTGCAACTGGCAAACCGTATTTGCCCAGCGAGCTTGCGGCCAAACGTCAACAACGTGCAGTAGCAGCAGGACGACTGGACGCACCTCAACCAGCAACGGTTGATCCAGCAGCAGAAGCAGAAAAAATTAGAAAAGAAAAACAAGCAGCCGCTGCACAAGCGGCACAAGATGAGATGGATGACAAAGCGATTGCTGCTACGCCTGGCGCTAGCGCATTTGGTGCAATGGCTCAACAGTTAGGCGGCCCTGCGCCTGCCAACACAATGGCCAATGCACCAGTATCCAGTACAAATGTAGCCAAACCAGGCAATCCAAACGCAGCAGCACCTGTTGCTGCTCCTGCAAGTACTCCAACTGTGCCTAGTCTAACGTCAACACCGGCAAAAGTTGAGCCTCTTGCGACAGCGCCTGCTGCTCCAACACCCACAACATCTGAACCTATATCTATCGGTGGACAAACAATCAAACCCACTGATCCATTGTATGCACAAATTATGCAAAATGCTCCAGCTGGTACATTTGATGCACCCGAAGTGGCGCCTGCTGCGGCTGCCGCAGCACCCGAGTTGACCAATGCTGAAAGAATTGCAGTCAAAGACATTGCTGTCAAGGCCTCTGACATGTTGAAGACTGTGCAGACCAAAGATGATCTAGCCAAAGTCAAAGCATTTATCGATCGTGAGTTTGCCAAACAAGGCAACAAGTACATGAGCGAAGCTATGTTTTTCAATCGTGACCGATTAATGGAACAGGCAACCCGAATTTATCACCGCAGGATATCATAAACACACTACCTTAGGACCAGTACTCGTTACTGAATCAAGTGTGCGCCGGCTGCTGGCGCGGGACGGCTGAATTCGCTACTCAGAATCCTGAAAGTGAGCATATACATATTGACTTCTCCTACAGTAACAGTTATACTAACTGACTACTTTAGGAGATTTCTATGACACAGCAAAAAACATTCAACGGCGATCAAAAGATCAAACTGACACAAATTATCAACGAGGGCATGCAAGTGACCCAGGAGATTGAAACACTCACAGGCGGCCTCAATGACACCATCAAGGCCATTGCAGAAGAACTTGAAATCAAGCCTGGCGTGCTGAAAAAAGCTATCAAGCTAGCACACAAAGCTGAATTTGGCAAAGCCAAACAAGATCACGAATTGTTGGAAACAATTCTTGAAACTGTTGGCAAAACACTATAAGTACTGTCTTGAACAGCGGGTCGCTCACGTTACGAGCATGAATCACGGCTTACCGGCCACAAACGGAGAACAATGAGTTATATTGACGCACTTTATGATCGTGAGCACGATCGAATTCATGTGGTAGAACGCCGCAACGGCATTCGAGTCTATAAAGAATATCCTGCCAACTACATCTTCTACTATGATGATGCACGTGGCAAGTTCCGCAGTATCTATGACACACCTGTCAGCAGATTCAGCACACGCAACAACAAAGAGTTTCGCAAAGAAGTTCGCATGCACTCGGGCAAGCAACTGTACGAGTCAGACATCAATCCTATTTTTAGATGCCTAGAAGAAAACTACAAGGACCAAGACGCTCCTGAACTGTACACAGCGTTCTTTGACATTGAGGTGGACTTTGACAAAGTTCGCGGATTCAGTCCAGTTGAAGATCCGTTCAACCCAATCACTGCTATATCAGTTTATTTGAATTGGTTGGATCAACTGGTTACCTTGGCTGTGCCCCCCAAACACTTGAGCATGGCCACTGCTCAAGAAATGGTAGCTGAGTTTGACAACACATTCTTGTTTGAGCGAGAAGAGGACATGATCAAGATGTTCTTGGACTTGATTCAAGAAGCTGATGTGCTAAGTGGCTGGAACTCAGAGGGTTATGATATTCCGTACACCATAAATCGTTGTACTAGAATTCTCAGCAAGGATGACACACGCAAGTTCTGCTTGTGGGGACAATTTCCCAAGAAGCGAATATTTGAACGATTTGGTGCAGAAAAAGAAACATTCGATCTTGTGGGTCGTGTACACATGGACTATATGCAGTTGTATCGCAAGTACACTTACGAAGAACGGCACAGCTACAGTCTGGATGCTATTGCCGAATACGAGCTCGGTGAACGCAAAACACAGTTCGAAGGCACACTGGATCAGTTGTACAATCAGCACTTTAAAACCTTTATTGAATACAACAGACAGGATACTGCACTGTTGGACAAACTGGACAAGAAGCTGCGTTTTCTAGAACTAGCCAGCGAACTAGCACACGCCAACACTGTGTTGTTGCAGACCACTATGGGTGCGGTTGCGGTGACTGAACAAGCTATTATCAACGAAGCACATGAACGTGGCATGGTTGTACCAAATCGTCAGCACAGAGACGAAAGTATTGACAACCAAGCTGCCGGTGCGTATGTTGCGTATCCTCGAAAGGGCATGCACGAATGGGTAGGATCTGTTGACATTAACAGCCTGTATCCGTCGGCAATTCGTGCCATGAACATGGGACCAGAAACTGTGGTTGCACAACTACGTCCAGTAATGACCGACAAGTACATCAAAGAAAAGATGGCCAAGAACGGCGGCAAGTTTGCGGATGCATGGGAGGGCTTGTTTGGCAGTCTTGAGTACACCAGTGTGATGAATACTGAAGTGGGTACACAGATCACTGTGGACTGGCAAGATGGTTCCGAAAGCACCCACAGTGCAGCAGAGATCTGGAAGATTGTGTTTGACAGTCATCAGCCTTGGATTCTAAGCGCAAATGGTACTATCCTTACCTACGAGAAGAAGGGTATCATCCCGGGGTTGCTGGAACGTTGGTATAGTGAGCGTAAAGACATGCAGGCCAAGAAGAAACTGGCCACAGATCCCAAAGACATTGCGTTCTGGGACAAGCGACAACTGGTCAAGAAAATTAACTTGAACAGTTTGTATGGTGCAATTTTGAATCCTGGTTGCAGATTCTTTGACAAGCGCATTGGACAAAGTACTACGCTGACAGGCCGGGCAATTGCCAAACACATGGACGCATACATCAACGAATGTATCACTGGTGAATATGACCACGTGGGCAAGGCTGTAATTTACGGTGACACAGACTCGTGTTACTTTAGTGCATGGTCGGTACTGGAAAAAGAAGTACAAGAGGGTCGAATGGAATGGAGCAAGGAAACTTGCATTGCACTGTATGACAACATTGCTGACCAAGTTAATGAGTCATTCCCGGGCTTTATGGAACGAGCATTTCATTGCCCACGCGACATGGGTGCTTTGATCAAGTGTGGTCGAGAAATGGTAGCAGATCGCAGCTTGTTTATTACCAAGAAGCGATATGCAGTCAACATCATTGATCTTGAAGGCAAACGACTGGATGTCGATGGCAAAATTGGTAAGACCAAAGCAACTGGGCTTGATTTAAAACGCAGCGATACACCCAAGGTTATTCAGGACTTCTTGCTAGAAATTCTAAATAAGATTCTAAGTGGTGTCCAGCGTGATGATGTGATTGAACACATTCGTAAATTCAAGTATGAGTTTATGGAGCGACCGGGTTGGGAGAAAGGTAGTCCCAAGCGTGTGAACAACTTGACCAAGTATGGTGCTGCTGAAGCAGAACAAGGCAAAGCCAACATGCCCGGGCATGTGCGAGCTGCTATGAACTGGAACAACATGCGTAGAATGAACAGCGACAATTACTCAATGCAGATTGTGGATGGTATGAAAACTATTGTGTGCAAACTCAAGAGCAATGCACTAGGGTGGACGTCAATTGGTTATCCCACAGACGAACAACGATTGCCTGCCTGGTTTACTGAGCTGCCATTTGACGATGGTTTAATGGAAGCTACTGTAGTTGATCAGAAAATTGACAATTTGCTCGGAGTACTGGATTGGGATCTGGTGTCAGCTACCAATACAGAAAACACATTTACTAGTTTATTTGCATTCGAATGATCCTAAGTGAAGTTGTAAAATTCAAGAACTTGCTAGATGGCATGAGCATAGATCCTGCATGTCATGCAGCGGTACGCCATCTAGCAAGTATCATGCACGTGATCAACGAGCAGCATATTCGTTTGGCTAATGTAAACGAGGATCTAGCAACTAACTTTGAACGAGTTAAAGAATCTATTGCTTCATTTGATGCAGTTGTTATGGACCTCAATCGCAAGTTACAAACCATGATTGATACTTACGAACCAGCTTTGTATCAGTCAAGTCTGCGAGTATACGAAGAAGAAATGCGTTATGAACCTGATAACTATATTCTTGATCGTAGACTAAGCATTGATCCAGAAAGCAATATTGTACTACGCGGCAGGCTCAAGGGTTATACTGATTGGAGATTGCCAGGCATGATCATTCGTCCTGGCAGAGAAAATTTCATCGAAGATTTAGTGCCCTTGGATCCGTTGTATCTTGTAGATCATAATACTCAGCTGCTGGAACCTGCAATATCAGCATTTACTCCCGAGTATCAACGCCGACTGCGTCCATATGCAGTAAATGATTATCAAGGATGGCCGGCTATGCGTCAGTTGCCCGACAATCAGTTTGGCCTGATATTTGCCTACAACTATTTCAACTACAAACCTATCACAGTGATACAGTTGTACCTGGAAGAAATATTTGCCAAACTTCGGCCAGGCGGCGTATTTTTGTTTACCTACAACAATTGCAATCGTTGGCACGGTGTAGCACTAGCAGAGAAGAATTTTATGAGTTATGTTCCGGAGCATAGACTTCGAATCATTGCAGAAAATATTGGTTATGAGATCACTCATACCTACAACGGCCAAGGAGATGTCAGTTGGTTGGAACTAACACGCCCTGGCCAAATTGTTTCACTAAGAGGCGGTCAAAGCCTTGCCAAAATAATTGCAAATGCGCAATAAAACCTATATACTAACACACAAGGAGAATTTATGAGAGATTATCTATCGGACTTGGTCCAACACACACATGATCTGGGCTGCATTAGCTTGGTCAAAATTGTCGGTGACGACAAAACTACAGCAATTTCTGGTCTTGCCGAAGACTTGAGCGTGGTAGTGCAAGCAGAGTTCAAGAACCCTGTTCCCGAATTCATGGGCACCTTTGGTATGCCAAACTTGACCAAACTCAAGACTTTGCTCAACTTGCAAGAGTACCGCGAAGATGCCAAACTTTCTATTACCAAAAGAGCATCTGGTGAGCCAGACGGTATTGCATTTGAAAACAAAAATGGTGACTTCAAGAACAGTTACCGTTTTATGGCAAGTGAAATTGTCAATGACAAACTGAAGACTGCCAAGTTTAAAGGCGTTAATTGGCACATTGAGTTTGAGCCTAGTGTGGCTAGCATTTTGCGTCTCAAGATGCAGATGAGCGCAAACGCAGAAGAACCCAACTTCCAAGCCAAAGTTGAGAATGGAGACCTGAAGTTTTTCTTTGGCGATCATTCCACACATGCTGGCAACTTTGTGTTTCAGGCCAGTGTTTCGGGCACACTCAAACGTGCGTGGTCATGGCCTGCTGGTGCAGTTGCCAACATCCTGAGTCTAACTGGCGACAAAGTAATGCGTATCAGCGACGACGGTGCAGCACAGATCACTGTTGACAGTGGCCTGGCAGTTTACAATTACATCCTGCCTGCACAAAGCAAATAATGACCGAGCTTGTACAAGACAATCTAACTGCCAAGCAAAACGACTATGCCGTTTTTCTGCCGGCCATTAGTGGTTTCTACGCTACGTTTGTGGGCAAGCAAAGAAACGAACAGTACGTAGATCCTGCTCGTTTTCCGGGCGGACTCACTGACATGGAACAAATGAATTGGCTCAACAGCCAGAAAGGATTGTTCCCGTACAAATGGTCATTGTACTCGGGCGGACATGCCAACTTGGACTTGAACAAGCAGGACTGGTCAGAAGATATGGTTCGTAATCGTGAACCTGGCACGTTCATGCTTGGTGACTCGGGTGGATTCCAGATTGCCAAGGGCTTGTGGGAAGGTGACTGGAAAGCCAACTCAGGTTGTCCCAAAGCTCAGAAAAAGCGAGAACTTGTACTAGCATGGCTAGACAATATTGCTGACTACGGCATGATCCTGGATATTCCAACCTGGGTTATCCATGACAAGAAAGCCAGCACAGCTTGTCAAATTACCACACTACAAGAAGCAGTAGACGCTACCAAGTTCAACAATGAATATTTCATGACCAACCGCAAGGGCAAAGACAACGGTGGTGCCAAGTTCTTAAACGTGCTGCAAGGCGACAATCATACCAGTGCAGAAGCTTGGTATCAAGAAATGAAAGACTACTGCGATCCTGTAAAGTATCCCGACACACACTTTGATGGCTGGAGTATGGGTGGACAAAACATGTGTGATGTTCATCTAGTACTCAAGCGTCTAGTAGCACTGCGTTATGACAATTTGCTTCAACCGGGCAAACATGACTGGATGCATTTTTTGGGCACTAGCAAACTGGAGTGGGCCGTTTTATTAACCGTTATACAAAGAGCAGTAAGAAAATATGTCAATCCGCAATTTACCATCTCTTTTGACTGTGCCAGTCCGTTCCTTGCAACAGCAAACGGACAAGTGTACTTTGAAAATGTCTTTGAACACGACTCGAAATGGTCGTATCGCATGGCTCCTTCAGCCGACAACAAAAAATACAGTGCCGACACACGAAAGTGGAGTGATGGAGTAATTGCTGACGGCGTCTATCCACGTTGGGAAGATTCACCTATAAGCGATCTGCTTACCATGAAAGACATTTGTATTTACAAACCAGGTGTTGCCAAGCCCGGCATCACACTTACGCCTGAAAACTTTCAAGATCCACAATCCTATCATGTACAGCCGGACCTGAACAAAAACGGCAAATGGGGCAAAACATCCTGGGACAGTTTCAGTTATGCATTGTTGATGGGGCATAATGTTTGGATGCACTTGACTGCGGTGCAAGAAGCAAACAGACGTTTCGATGCCGGAGAACATCCTGCCATGATGCGACGACAAGGCGGGGACTATGCCAAGTTCGAAGATATTGTGGAAGCTATTTTTGCAGCACCAGATCGTGCAACTGCCGAAGCCATTATCGAAACCTACGACAGCTATTGGATGGAGATTGTGGGCACACGAGGATTCAAAGGCAAAAAAGCCAAGAATGCTCGCACCCAATTTAGTGCATTGTTTGATTTAGAGCAAACCGATGTTGACGATAATGCAGATGATAGTGTACAATTGAATGAAGCAGCACTAAATCAACTGGAACAGGATCAAGCATGAATCGGCAGGGGCATAACAGCGTAGAGTTTTTTACTGGCACAGAAGTAGAACGTACTCCGGCCTTTGGTTTACAAACATTGTTTGTGGTAGGTGTTCATACGCAACAAGAAATCCAAGACTGGATTGATGACTTTGCTAGTTATGAAGATGCTACCAAGCACATCGAACACATCTTCTTTGGTGCCAATCACAGTTTTGATCCCAAAAACAATCTAGATTGGGCACGTTGGGAAGGTATGATTGGGCATTTCCTTGCTAAAGGATACTTGTGCAGCCTAGACATTCCAATCACGGCTGTAGAAGAATTCCACGAAGCAGGACTGTGCGAGTATCGCAACTTTATCCCACAGATCCGCGTGAGCATTCCTTACGTGAAACTGTGGAACTACAACACCATGATCAAGATCGATGACAAAGATTTTGATGCAACTAATCCCGGCGTTTGGACTCATAGTCTGCACAGCTTGATGTCAAGACGAACATTTACAGACTGGGATCAATACAAAAAGGATGCACCAGTATGACAAGTTTAGACCCAAGAGAAATGACGCTAGCAGAAACTCGTAATCGAGTAATGTCAGTTGCAACCAGAAAAATTTGGATAACCTTCCAGAAAGAAGGCATTCATTGCTATCCAGCAGCAGCAACAGATCCTGCACTGGCCACAGGCAATGAATACGATGTGAGTTTTCTAGCAACACCGCATCGGCACATTTTCCACTTTAGAGTTTGGATCAATGTTGTACACAATGATCGCGACATTGAGTTTATCCAGTTCAAACGCTGGCTAGAAAATCTCTACAAAGACAACATCCTACAGCTTGATTACAAAAGTTGTGAAATGATGGCAGACGATCTCTATCAAGAGATTGCACAACAGTATCCCGATCGTTCGATCGAGATTGAAGTATCCGAAGATGGTGAAAACGGAGCTTTAATTCAATACCACACTCACCGTGCTCAATTAATCTCAGTTTAAGGAAAATAACATGGCTAAGCCTATCATCAAACCCAATCAACGCCTTGCAGAAATCTTTGAGGATCTTGAAGTATACCTGGAGTTCTGTCAGGACTTTGGATACCGCTACAACGAAGCGGATCTGTACAACTTCAAGAGCTATGCCTGGCAACAGTACAGCAAACATGCACAAGGCAAGAATGCCAAGAACATGTGGTGGGAAGATGCTCGCAGACTTGCAGGATTTCGTCCAGCATGAGCGCCGCTCGAGAGAAAGATCAAGCAGATTTTGATCTCGAGCGTTTTATCGACATGTTTGATGAAGCCCTGACCAGCCAAGATCCGCGAGTGATGAATGCACTACGCAGTCTCATGATGATGGTGACCTTGACTCGACCAGAAACAAGTAGTACAGTGCATGATCGCAGAGAAGGGCCTCTAAGAAGATTGTTCGAAGACATGCAACATCTAAATAGGCGTATGCATGAGATAGAATCAAAACTCACTGACATTCGTCGATATAGCAAGGCTGAAAAGTACGAAAAGTACGAATATGAAAAGTATCCTGACGAAAAGTATCTCATGACTGCTACACAGGTAATGGCAGCTCAGATTGATCAAGATGTGTTGAATCAATTCAACAAAGGGTTGGTATTGGATCGAGTAAAAGGACTAAAATGAGAAAACTATATTACATGGGACTTGAATCGTACGAGGCCCGATACACACTACAGCTCACAGAGTGGAATCGGCGTGTGTTCGAACGTCGCGGTCTTGATGTTGTTTATGTTCCCGGACTTACCTTAGACAACAGCCAAAAGATTGTGACTGGACAAGTGCTAGATGCACATGGCCGCAGTTACTTTGGCATGAGTCAAATGATGAATCTTGTGCGACTCATGCAGCAAGGTGAAGTTACTAGTGAAGATGTAATCTACTTTGAAGACATGTTCCAACCCGGTATCGAGAGCTTGCCATACATCATGGACCAAGTGCCCGCTGACATGCGTCCCAAAGTGTATGTAAGATGCTTGGCTCAAGCTATTGACCCTGATGACTTTGTGCATGTTTGGGGCATGGAAAAGTGGATGGGCTTGTATGAAAAAATGGTTAATGAGTTTGTTACGGGTGTTCTTGCCACCAACGAAGAAATGGTTGCGCACATGCGTATTGCTGGATGGACAGCTCCGATCTACAACATTTCCGGTCTTGCATTTGGCAAAGCCGAAGTTCTTGAGCGCATTGGTGGCAAAGAACAAATCCAGGCGTTTGATTCCCGTGCCCGGAGGGTGGGTTTTGCAGCACGATTCGACCAAGAAAAGCAGCCTGGGTTCTTCATGGACCTTATTGAAATGTATGGTGAGCTCACCAGCGAGCCATGTGAGTTTGCAATTTACAGTGGCGGACCTTTGCGATCCAACAATCCAGAGTATGTTGAACGTGCCCGCCGTATGGAGGCAGAAGGCAAGCTCAAGATCTATGATAACATAAGCAAGAATGAATACTATGCTTTCCTTAATGATACTCGTGTGCTCTTTAATTGTGCTTTACAAGACTGGGTTTCCAACACCGTCAGTGAAGCAGACACTCTGGGCTGTAATGTGCTTTACCCTGCTTATCGCAGTTTCCCTGAAACCTTTGCAAACGATCCTAATCGACTTTATATTCCCTGGAGCATAGATGACGCCTACCACAAGATGCAAAATCTTCTCAAGGCACCACATCACAACATGGGTTTGATCAGCGACTGGAACAACGGCACAGTGGATCGTGTGGTTGATATTGTCTCTGGCGCAGGCGAGCAATGGAATCGCGCAGGCAATCGATATCGTGACCATGTTGCTCACGAAAAGTATCAAGTTGTAAAGATCGAAAAATGAACATACTAATAACCGGGGCAGCTGGCTATATCGGAGGACAGTGTGCATTGGCATT